TGTGGGTTTTTACGAATCACTGGGAATTCTGTTGGGCATTTACCATTAACTGGAATTCTTGGTTTGGGGCAAGTTGTTTTAATTTTTTGTTTTGTTTTCTTTACATCTAGAACATCTTTGAAATTTGGAAATAGGGAACGAACCCCTCCTTGTTTGTAAATTTTCACAACCATTTGTTTTACTTTTTCATATCCCTCAAGTAATTTTGGAATACTTGTGACACCTTGGATCTGAATAGTACCTGTCCTAGAGAATACATATTTTATGTTATTATTTTGATAATATAATAAATCTATGAGTTCTGGTTCATATGATGCTTTCATCATTCTAGCTGTTTTTGCCAAGTCAAAATTTGCGTTTGTTTTGATTGTGCCAGAAAGATTATTGAATTCCAATGGATTGTAAAGGAACCTTTGTCCCAAAGTGTAATTATCAATAATGTGTTTTCTTATAAGTTCTGGTTCTGTTGAAAAGTTGTCTTCATCTACGATGCCACCAGAAAATCTAATTTTACCATTTTTATAAACATTGAAACTGGCATCTTTTGATACACCATTTTTTGAAACATTTATTTTAAATTGTACTGTAAAATATTTGTCAGTGAATTCCCCTTGGAAACCTTTATTTCTAGTGACTTTAATTCCAGTTTGGAAACGTCCATATAAACCATTAATTTCCTTTACATCAATAACTAGACCATTTTCAAGTCTTGTGGGTTTCAATGGTTTCTTTGAGACTAGGGTCAATAAATCAACTTTTGGTGAATCATCGTAGTTAGAATTGACTAGAATGTTATACATCCCAACTCTAAGTTTTCCAACCTTGACAGGTGAATTTGGAGAACCCGCTACAATTTGATTTAAATTATTCAATGAACGCGATTGTGTTGATGGGGTCACTTTAGCTAGGTTGCTAAATGAAATTGATCCCATAGATGGTCGCTGTGGGGGAGCATCTGAGCGAATGATATTAACACCTGAATTTTTTATAAAATCCTTTAAGCTACTACGGCTCATTTATATAAGCACGGAAATTATTCTAATCGGAGTTGTAGAGTTCTTCTGAGACCACATCCAGACCGAAGATGAAAGGTCTGTTAGAGTATAACTTGCCATTATACATGTCTTCATGGTCCCTGACCTCAATATCTCTAGAACTAAATGGACCTGCATAGAAGTCCGAGTTGAAACGCGGCTTGCCCAAATTGTTTGCTTGGCAGTGTTGGTTGAAAACCTTGACGAAGATTTCTTGGGGACACTTGAGTTCTTCGCCATATTTGACATTGGTTGATTCCAAAAAGTTTGTAAGTGTGCTTGCAACCATAGCAACTTGTTTCTGAATATTTTTGAAATACGATGGGACAATGTTCCAAATATCCTTGTTTTTGTATTTTTGAGACATTTCTAAGTAGGCCCTGATAGATTTTTGAAGAATGTTAGGGATTTCTTGGTCTAGTTTATCTTCAAGAGTAGGGTCTGCATCCTTGACTTGCTTTGCAAAGTTCCAAGGCAACAAACGACGCAACACAGAACCAGAGTTGTCCCTCCAGTTGGGAACTTCATTACCACCCAAGCAACCTGGGGTGTTCCATTGGGCTGAGATGGCATTTTGGTGCTTTACCGCAATAGATACATCTTCTCCAGATACAATTGATTGAAACTCTGCTTGTTCCAAGGATAAATCACCCTTTACCTCTGGGGCGATAAACATGAACGAGTTGTAAATGGAAGATAGACCGAATTTCTTTTCAATATTGTTTGAAAGTGTCTTGACATCATCATTTTCATAAAATTTCTTGAAAACCTTTGTAATGAGAGTAGATTTACCAGAGCGGGCAATACCCTTAAAAAACGGAATGATTTGCCAACCATCCATATCATTCACATCAAAGCAAAGGCGACCACCCATGACATACACCCAATCAATGACATCTTGGTCAAACTTTTGATAAGTCAAAATAGAATCCATATATGGCGTTGGAATCTCTCTCCAGTCCTTGACTTCACTGTAATCTTCAAAGTGTTTATCAAAGTATTTACAACTCACAATAGTTGGGTCCAAACACTTGAATTCGGAGCTTTCATAGGTGTAGAACTTTGAATCAAAAATTCCCATATCGGGAGCAAACCTTTTACCGATGAAAATACCATTTTTGAAAGACCAAACATGTCTGTTCTTAGATATTTCGGGGAATTGCATGTCATTACAGTTTGAGAGATGGTGAATCACATCTTTGAACCCAGAGCCACGACTTGTGAGATTCTTCCACAGGTCAAAGTTGATTTCTTTTTGTGCCACACTATACACATAATCTTGAATACCCATAATAGTGTTCCAAGCCCTAGTGTTGTGTCCTTCAGGTGTTTTGAGTTGTTGGCAGCATTGACCCTTGTATCTGCGAATGGTTTGTTTGTAAGTTTTGTCTAAAATACAGATAATGGCTTGTTGATATGGACTGAGTTCCTCTACCTTACCCATTGTGGTGCATCTAAAAAGTGAATGATCGGTTTCTGGATTAGCAGGTTGATATGTAGGATTATTAATTCTTTCATAAATTCTGGTATTCCTAAACACAATATGAAAAGCATCATCTACCTGTTCAATGATGGAGTTGATACGTTCTGAAATCTTTCTTTCATCTTCCAACTCTTTGTCTGAAATGTCTAGGGCTCTGGCTCTATGAAACAATGCACTCAATAATTCCAGTTCTCTTTTTTGTTTGAGTGTGATTGTTTCAATATCTACTCTCATTGGCATTCCTGTAGAGGGATTCAAATCATCAGGGTTGAAAAACTTTCTGTATCCTAATTGAAACGAGATATGTGAATCGTTTGTGGCGTTGATACACCATTCACTTTCAAGGTATCCTAAATATTTGATAAATTGTTCTTTGTCTAGGGAAGAAATGTGATTTCTCCACTGCTCCATATGAGTTTCCTCAATATTTGCATTTTCTTCTATGTAGTGGGTGCCCTCCATGTTTGATAAATACAGGAGCTAATTTCTTAATTGTCTTTTTTGGAGAGGGTGGATAGCATTTTAAGTAGTATTTTATTTTGTGTGGCGAGTTGTTCGCCAATTGTGACTAGAGCAGTGCACACAGTGTCTCCATCTTCTGTGGCGAGGGTTGCTGTCAAAAGTTCAGCCAAATCCACACCGTTGTCAAAGTTGTCTTCGAACTCCATTTCCATTCCTTCTCCGTCTTCATCAAATTCTTCTTCATCATCAAATTCTTCTTCTGTTTCGACGACGTCTTCAATTTCATCTTCGGTTTCTTCAACTTCTTCGTGTTTGATTATTTCTTCAGTGGGCACAGGGGAGGACATTTTATATAGGGGAAGAATTTAGAAAATGAAAAATTTCGCACTGCGGTGTATTTTTACCTGAAAAAAAAATCTTGGTATATAGTACAAAAATTCACAATGGCTGGTGGTCTCATGCAGCTTGTCGCGTACGGTGCCCAAGACGTCTACTTGACTGGTAACCCAAAAGTCACCTTCTTCCAGGCGGTCTACAAGCGCCACACTAACTTTGCGATGGAAAACATCGAACAAACTGTCAACGGTACCGCGTCCAACAATGGTCGTGTGTCCGTCACTGTCGCCCGTAATGGTGACTTGATCGGTGACATGTATGTTGAGCTTTTGGCTCTTACAGGCCTTAGCCCATATGCTGGTGACACCGCCGTCGAAGATGGTTGCTGGGCGGCTGAGCGTGCCGTCAAGTCCGTCGAACTCTCAATCGGTGGTCAGCGCATTGACAAACACTACCAACTCTGGTGGCGTTTGTACTCCGAGCTTTACTTGGATGAATCCAAGAAGGCTTCCTACGGTAAGATGACCTCCAAGTGCCTCGCGGCACTTGGTGGCAACCAAACTGTCTTCCTCCCATTGATCTTCTTTTTCAACCGCAACCCAGGTCTTTTCCTCCCACTTATTGCGTTGCAGTACCACGAGGTACGCCTTGACTTCGATTTGTCCTCTGAATTCAGCACATACACTGACGGTTCCACATTCAAGGTCTGGGGCAACTACGTGTACCTTGACACCGAGGAGCGTCGCCGATTTGCGCAAAAGGGTCACGAATACCTTATTGAACAAGTGCAACACACTGGCTCTGACACCGTTTCCTCTGGTGCTTCCCGCCAAGTTCGTCTTTCCTACAACCACCCAGTCAAAGAATTGGTGTGGTGCTTCAACAATGGCTCTGTTTCAACTACTTCCCACTGGAACTTCACCTCCAACGCGCAAACCACAAATGCCGTCAGGCTTACAACCAACAACCTCTTGGATGAAGGTGTCGTCCCAACTTCCGCGGGTACTGGTGCGCCAATGTATATCGGTGGCGCTGGCACAAACGGTGGTTCCTTTGCGTGGGTTGAAGATGGCACTGTCGATGGCACACACTCCGTTGGTCCACTTGATTCCTTCAAATTGATCCTCAACGGTCAAGATCGTATGAAAGAACAAAAGGGTAAGTACTTCAACCAAGTGCAACCATTCAACCACCACACTGGTAACCCATACCCAGGTGTGTACGCGTATTCATTCGCGCTTCGCCCAGAAGAACATCAGCCAAGTGGTTCATGTAACTTCTCCCGCATCGATAACGCCCAAGTTGCGGTCACCCTTAAGACTGGTTGCGCTGACAGCGAAACAATGCACATGTTCGCCACCAACTACAACGTTCTCCGCGTGCAATCTGGTATGGCTGGATTGGCGTTTTCAAATTGATGGGCTTATTCCTGTTTAAATATGGTAAAATTATTAGAAAAAAATTTAATAAAAACACAAATATTAAGATACGAACAAATATCTTAATATTTAATATATAAATATGGTGGCAAGCAGCAAAAACAACGAAGACGAACGGAGACGGAGAGCAAGACTTAGACAACAAAACGAACGTAATAGACGCAACAGGCTTCGAAATCGTCAAGCGCGGGAAGAGAGACAGGTGCAGAGAAACCGTAATCACTCAGGCGAACGTGAACACCGACGACAAGTTGAAAGGAATGCCCATGCTGCTAATGCTAGGAGAATGATGGGTCGCATGAGGGAAAGACAGAATATTCGCAATGAGAATAACAATAATGCTGCCGCCAACGCTGCGCGTGGGTTAGGTCGTAACAGAGCTAGACAACAGGCTCGTAATAATGCTGCCGAAGCTGCCCGTGCCACACGCGAAAGAGAACGACGCCCATATACTATAATAGGAAACACACGAAACAGGGCACCTCTTCGCAGAATTGGAAATGGTGCAGTTCTTATAGCTCGCCCTAGAAATGCTAATAATAGGCGTCCAAATCAACAACAAGGGAGACAACGACGTAATCTACCAACTACTAATAATGGTGTAAACGGGAGATTGAGATTGCCAGCGCCACCAGCTCGTAATAACAATACTAAATCAAAAAAAACAAATAAAAATAAGAAATCAAAAAAATGAGATAAACTTAAAAACTAAGAAATAAACTTATATAGATGCAATTTAAATTTAGTCATTTTTGGAATTTCCCTCGGGCTCTTATTAAAATGACTGAATTAGATAAAAAACCACTTGGTAGATGGGCGCTTAAGACATGTGATGAAATAACAACGGGTGTGAATGCTGTGTATCAAAACAGAGACCATTGTGGTGATACAATTTGTAAAACACCTAAGCGTGCGAGTGAATACATCAAACCCCAAACACTTAAAAATTAGAAACGTTTTTTAATACAAATGGAATTTAAATTTCGTTATGTGTGGATTTTCCCTTATGCAGTTTTAGTAAGTATGCCTTATTTTATTGAGGATATTTGGGATACTTTGTGCAATCTTTATAATAATGTTTCATTTGAGACAATGTTGTTGTGTAAAGAATACACTACAGAGGATGAGGATGAATCAGAATCTTCAGAAACAGAAGAAAGTGAAAAGGAAGATTAAAAAAATATTTTTCTATATAAAATGGCGACTGGTTTGAAACCAACAGAAAGAAAGAAAATCAACATCGGTCACATAATCGGTTTGATAATCCTAATCCTCGGGGTGGTGGGTGTATTTGGTTATTTGGCATACGATCATTTTGGAAACTCTGCTAAGATTCAATAAATATAAAAAAATAATTCATTAATCACTTAATGATAGAAGTATACACAGATGGTAGTTGTCTTCACAACCCAGGTCCAGGTGGTTGGGCGGCGGTTTGTAAGGACAAATTTACATTGAAAGGTGGTTTCCCTACTTCTACCAATAATATTATGGAAATGACGGCAGTTGTTAAGGCTCTCGAGGAATGTATAAAAATTGGTGAGAAAGATGTGACTATTTACACGGATAGTAATTATGTTAAGTTGGGAATAACCCAATGGATACACAAATGGAAAACAAACGGTTGGAAAACCTCTGCTGGTAAGCCAGTTGCTAATATGCAGTTATGGATTAAAATGGACACCCTTTCACAACAGTTGAATGTTGTGGAATGGCGTTGGGTAAAAGCGCATAATGGGAACCCGATGAATGAATTGGTTGATACATTGGCGAGGGAGTGCGCAACGGCTAATGCATAGGAAAACCGTCCCCAGGGACATCTTCGGGATCAGGACATGGTTCAATGTCAGGGCATTCACATGGCACAATATATCCTTCTCTATTTGCAAACAAGAATGGTATTCTATCGTTTGGACCAATACTGTTATTTGGTGATGTTGGAACTGGAACACATCTATATGGGAATAACATCCTAATGTGACCTTTGCAAATTCTAAAAATATTATAAGCTAAAGCATATATTCTTAGTTCTCTTCTATAAAGAGATTGTGGAATTAATCGTGTTTTGAATATTTGATTTTTTACCAAACTAAAGTTTCTTTGTCCTGTGGGCATACCTTTCTCAGGTTCTGTCGCGAATGAGTACGAATAAAACCTCCTACTCATTGGTGTTCTTTTATGGTGAAGACCACTTTGTATAGATTTCAAAAAGAATGTTTTTCCAGATTCTTCTGTGAGAACTTCTTCGTTATCTAAAATCATTCTCATATCATATATATGTTCGTAATAACAAATATTTGATTGATAATCTTTTTCTATACCAATGTTGTCGTAATTGCAAGCAGATAAAATCATGTCATTACTGAATCTTAGACATTGGAAAACAAAATAAAGTTCTTTTACAGGATTTATGAAATTAGTTCTTGTTACATATTCATATTCTCCTAGTGTTTTTAATTTTTCAAGTTCCTTTGCGTTTAAAATTGGTATGAGTTGATTGTCTGCTTGTTGAACTTGTGAGAACGCGTAATCTCTATCTGTATTTTCTATAATATATTTTTCATATCTGTCTAAAAGCACAAAGTCTACATTCATTCTAAACTTTTTTACAGTCACTTCATCTAGAACTTTTAACGAAACTGTTTTTAATGTGTAATCTGAAGTGTAATAAATTGTATCCCCATCTCTTGACATTGCAACCAAAAGTCTGTCTGCTAAAGTGTTTATAACAGATATTTGATGTTCTATATAATACCCGTCCGTACTTAAAGTGTATGTTCTATATTCGGATGCTCCATAAAGTCCAACAACGATTCTATGTCCGTTCGCAGATATATCAAATCTACAATCATCCTCTAAATTATATATTCTTTTTTGTGTGTCTTTTTCAATATCGAAAATATATAATTCTGAATTAACTACATCTAATCCCAAAACTTTTGTTCCGTCTCCCGACACCTTTACATACCTCAATTGTGCGAGTGGTTCAGCAGCCGTGAGTGTTTTATAAAGTTTTGGATTTTGATTATCTGTATAATCTAAAACCTTTATAGTATTTTCAAGACCAGTAAGTGTGTGTAATGGATCGGTATTGCAAGTATATCCCACAGCGACTTTTGTACCTTCGTCATCTACTGCTATAGATTGACCATATCCAATACCTATAGAATCAAAGTCTGAAATGATATCATTTTTTTCGTTACAAAAATACGAATACACATTTCCATCAAATGGATTTCCAATATAAACTAAATTGTATTTAGGAACTGTTGCGACACTATGCCCCCTTGAATGAAATTGTGTACCTGTTCCAATAATTCTACCACTTGTCATTCTTTGATCGTCAGGAAAAGATGTGTCATTTTGTCTGTATATAAAATTTGATTTAAATCTTGTATATGCAACAGATTCTCTTGGTAAATCTGCGATACTTTCTCTTACATACTTGTTATTTACCCCATAGTATTCAATTTTATCACCTTTGTGTGCCCATATATAAGGTGTTAATCTATTTAAAATTCTCAATTGTGCTGTAATCATACCCAATCCCCCAAATGTCGTTCCATCTTTTTGGTTGTTGTCTAAATTTGGGATATATTGAATATCAAGTATTTTTTGATTTGTATTTAAATCGTACGCCGCTTGGTATGGTTTATTTGCTTCTGGGTATTCAAATTTTTTGAAATCTTTTGAAAGAATAAGTTCTTCAAGTCTTCTTGTTTTTATTTCTATTTCAACTTCTTGTTGTTTTATAGCACAAATTGGTATAGCAAGTTCTGGTTTTTGGTAGAAATGAAATGGTATATTTACCACAAATTTTTGTGGTCTATTATAATTAACAACTGCATATTGGGTTGTGTAATCATCTGTTGAATCTTGAACTACTGATTTACCAAGTGTTTTAGAGAGACCGTATTGTTTTGTTTGTGTAATACTTTGTTCTGAATATATCTGTAAATAATCTGTGTTTACTCTTTCAATGAGAACACCACCAATGTATAAGTCTACGTAATCAAACAATGCATGTCCAAATGAATCTACATATCCATGATTAAATAAAACGATTGGGTCCATTTCAAATTCAAATGCAATTTTTGTTAAAAGATCGCCTTGGTTTTGTGGTATTTTAAATCTGAGTATTTTATCAAATTCAATTTTTTTGTTTGCTTCTATTTTTACACTTTGTTTTGAATAGTGTGTATGTTTTTTGTGAACTTGATTAAAAAAACTGAATTCGGGGTCATCTGTCAAGAATTTATCCTGCTTACCAATAGATTCAAGTTGGAGACGACCAGCCATTCCTACTAATAACAGTTAAAATTTTAGACCAGCTAATCCGCTCGCCACTCTGAGGACATTGTAATTTACAGCGTAAATTCTTACTTTATTATCCTTACTTTTTGTGAATGCTCTTACAGGTGGAGATTTTCTTCCCATCTGGTATCTTAGTAGAATTGGGACATCTCCCTCACTTGCATCTGATTTTGGTAAAATGTGTCCATATATTTTGGGGCAATACACATCTAAAATATCTGGTTCAAATTCAATGGTAAGCATTTGATGAATAATACGACTCATATTTACTTGTCCTGTTGGGTATGGTTTTTCTGGTTCTAATGCAAAACTATACATTCCAAATTCTGATGAAGTATCATATTCAATAAAATCATTGTGTTTGTATCTGTATCTCATTGTTCTCTGTTCTGGAATATTTACATGATGTTCTATTGGTTGGTCATACACAAGGAATTCCCTATTGCCATCAAAAACAACTTGATTGTTAAATTTTAATTTAACTCTTTTTAGTTCTTGGAACCTTAGTGTATTATTGTATTGTTTATATGTGTCATTTTGAACGATAAAAAACATTTCTTTTACTGGATTCTTAAAATTAAGCATTACAGTTCTTTTATTTTCTGGATACGGAACATTAAACTGTGCTATTTGAACTTGTGTAATAACATAATCAATTGGTCTTGTTAGTAAATAATTTCTTTCTCTTTCTTCCAGAAATCCAAATGTTGCTTCTAGGGATATAGATTGTATTGTTGATTCAATGTCTTTTCCAGTTCTATAATCAATTCTTTTTCCACCAAAAATGATGTCATTAAATTCTTTTAATTTTAATCTCAAACCAACCTTTTGTCTTTTTATAGCACACATGGGTATAGAAAGTTCTGGTGCCCTAAAAAAGTAGAATGGTAAATCTAGGATGTATGTATTAAAAATATTTGAATTGTATTCGTCTGTGGAGGCACCAACAATCTCATATACATCATCTAATCCATCATCTTCAAAATTATCAATAAAATCTCCATGACCATTAATTTTTTTTAATGATTTTTTTGTATCTGTTTCACTATTATTGAGTTGTTGGTGAATATAAATGTATTCCCCTGGTAACCTTTCAATAAGTTGATTACCTATCATTAAATCTACATATTCTATGAGTTCAGTAAACATAGATGGGACATATGGTAAGTTAATTTGTTGAACATGTGTGAATGAACCTTTTCCTTTCACAGACTCGGGGATATCTACCGTCTGTATATCATTGATTGACAATCTCAAAGCTAAATTTTTTATTAAATCCCCATGTGAATATCCAATATCACAGAAGAGTTCTTTTCCGAATGTATGTTCTCCATTAAAAGGAAGTTCCTTCTGTTCTAAAGAAAATTTGGAATGTCTCTTGTAATTCATAAAAAAATATGACATCTGAGGATTTCCGACAAACCAGGCATCTTGGACACCTTTAGCTGCGAGCTTCAGACTCATCTACTATAGTATGTGAGTAAAAATTTGATAAAAAAAACGGGATGCATTAGTAAGATGTCATCTCT